TATAAGAACAATACAGATGCTAAATGGGCTTCACGTACCATTGACTTGTATAAGGCTGATACAAAGCGTTCAGGTAAGTCTAATACAGCCGCACAATCTGTAGGTCGAACCTCATCGTCTGCCCCAGCCACTCGTAGCAAAGCACAGTTCTCAGAGAGCATGGTTGATGCCATGTCTGATCGTGAATACGAAGCCAATGAGGAAGCCATCAATGCGGCTATCCAATCNGGTAACTTTGCCTANGATATGACAGGTGCTGCACGATAAAATAAATCGGAGGGTACAGTTGACAGAAATAACACTTAACTGTATCCTTCGGATGCGCCCGATAGGGTGCATATAGTAACAATTAACTATTGCAGTATATAAACTATTATGTTATAATGATCTATATACTATGAGAGTAAGGGCCACTAAAGCAGTGTACCCCAAACTCTACCCTTCCAGATAATACGACTAGAAGTACACCAGTACCATTAGACCCGTTTCTTAACGACACTCTAATAAACTGACACGGCTGTTTAATTGTCTGATCTAGCTGCTTCTATTTATAGAAGTGTATACATAGCCATTTCATTCAAGGAGCATCCAAAATGGCATTCCCAAAGGCATCGGGTTATACTAACCTGAACTCAGGTAACTTTTCACCAGTTATCTACTCGAAAAAAGTACAAAAAGCGTTTCGCAAGGCATCTATTGTTGACGCGGTAACTAACACCGACTATAGTGGCGAAATCGCCAACTTCGGTGACTCTGTTAAAATTATTAAAGAACCCGATATCACCATTACGAATTACGAGCGTGGTGCGGCTCTTTCGACACAAGATTTGACAGATGCCGATTTCACTATGGTAGTAGATCAAGCAAACTACTTCCAGTTCGCAATCGATGATATCGAGGAGGCTCATTCTCATGTGTCGTTTTCCGATTTAGCAAGTGACCGTGCTGGCTACAAGTTGCGTGATAGCTTTGACGCTGAAGTACTTGGCTACCTATCTGGTTGGAAGACACCTTCTAACTGGGCGCGGCGTTCAGCATCTGGTGATGTAAACGGTACTAAAGCCGACTCTACAGCAGATAATGACGAATTGCTTGCTGGTAACAAGCTCGACATCACAGACTTCGGTGGAAGTGATCTTGGTGTAGCTGGCGAAGTAACATCTATTCCAATCGCTGTTGGCGGTGGTGCTGGTGGTATCACTTCTCCATTGGCAATCTTGAACCGTATCGCACGGCAGATGGATCAAGCTAACGTAGACACAGACGGACGGTGGCTGGTCATTGACCCAGTATTTGCTGAAGTCTTGATGGACGAGTCTAGTAAATTAATCAACGGCGACTTCGGTGGCGGTGACGAAATGCGTAACGGTAAACTACCGGGAACAATTCGTGGCTTCTCTATCTACAAGTCAAACAATCTTCCATACGAGGGTACAGGCGCTGGCGTAGCACTTTCAACTGGTTCTGAAACTAATTTCGGAGTTCTGGTTGCGGGTCATGCTTCTGCGGTTGCTACTGCGGAACAGATTGCTAAAACAGAGACTTTCCGTAGTCAAACAACCTTCGCGGATGTTGTGCGCGGAATGCAGCTATATGGTCGCAAAATCTTGCGTCCAGAAGCATTGTTCACAGCGAACTACAACTTAGCATAAAGCTACAGAAGGGGCTGGTCAAGCACTGGCCCCTTACTTTCTTCTAAAAGTAATGCACTTTTTATAAGGTAATGAAATGCCCACAAGCTACATTGACCTATGTAATCAAACACTACGGCGTCTTAACGAAGTTGAGATTGCTGAAGCCGACTTCGGGTCGGTTCGTGGCGTTCAGGCACTTGTAAAAGATTCGGTTAAAGCAGCCGTAGCAAAAATCAATCAAGCAGAATTTGGCTGGCCTTTCAATGCCGCTGAAGAGACTGATACTTTAGTGGCAGGTCAGACTGAATATACATGGCCTCAGTACTTTAAGGTTGTTGATTGGAATAGCTTTCAAATCCAAAAGAATGACACACTAGGTACGGGTTTTAAAACTCTTAAGGTAATAGACACAGACGAATGGTACTCCCGACATCGGGATGATGACTATTCGGCAGGTAATCTAGGCAGGGGTATTCCTGAGTTTGTATTTGCAGGTCATGGTAATGGGTACGGTATAACCCCATCCCCAGACAAAGCATATACTATAAAGTTTCGGTACTTTATGAACTACTCTGATATTACTAACGCTACAGACGTTACCCGCATTCCTGAGAGCTTTGATACTATACTAATAGATGGCGCTCTATATCATCTCTACATGTTTAAAGACAACCTAGAAGCTGCTCAAGGTGCTTTTATGGCATTTGAGAAGGGGATCAAAGACCTTCAGACGCTCTATATAAATAATCAAGTTTATATACGAGATACACGGATTAGATATTAATGCCAGATCAGATTACGTCTTATAAGCTGATCAGTAGTGGCGGTCTAAACAGTAATGAAAATCACTTAGACTTATCGGACAATGCTCCCGGTTCTGCCACTAGATTAGTTAACTATGAACCTAGCCTCTTCGGGGGCTATAGGCGTATTGAGGGGTATGATGAATACGACAGTGACTACGGTGAGGTAACTGTAGATGGTCAGACAACAGGCCAAGGTAAAGTACTTGGCCTTGCCATATTTAAAGACGATGAAACAAACTCCACTAAGATTATTGCTGCAAGACAGGATGCTGGTGGGAGTAATTACAGCTTTTATCATTACACTGCATACATTGGGTGGCGTAAGTATATCTTAAATCACTCAGTAACGAGACCCATGACCCTTAATGGTCGTACAGTTAGTAAGCTGCGTCATGTGAGTTTTAACTTTGGGGCAGGTAATAAGATAGTTTTTGTGGATGGGGTTAACCCAGCTATTGTATTTGATGGCGCACACTGGGAAGAGTTAAAGAGAAATAACTCTGGCGGCTACGACTCCGATGATGCCACGCATGATGCTGGTGCTTCCACAGGTGGTGGAGATCAATGTATTGATGCGCCCTCTCTAGTAGACGTATTTCAGAACACTTTGTTTTTAGCGGGGGATACTGCCTTTGGTGCTACAGTGGCTCACTCTGCACCTACAACTACCACAGACACTGATGCAATCTACGACTTCAATGTATCTGCTGGCGCAGGTCAAATAGCCGCTGGGTTTGACGTAGTACAAATAAAACCGTTTCGAGATGATATGTTTGTCTTTGGCAACAACGGTATTAAAAAGATTACTGTAGATGCATCCAACAACTTTGTTACGGATCAGGTAACTGCTAACGTAGGATGCGTGGCACGGGATAGTGTGCTAGAGATCGGTGGTGATCTCATGTTCCTCAGCCCTGATGGTTTTAGACCCGTTGCAGGTACAAGTCGTATTGGCGATGTGGAATTAGAAACAGTATCTAAGCCCATACAGGCTACCCTAGTAGACCTAATCGCTAACAGTGATATGGAAACACTCAATGGCGTAGTTATACGATCTAAGTCCCAAATAAGATACTTCATTGGGGATGGCTCAATATCAGCCTCAGATAGCCTTGGGATTATTGGTGGACTTACAAATAGTACTGGGGCCATTTCTTGGGAGTTTGGTGAGTTACTAGGAATACGGGCGTCCTGTACTGATAGCGGATATGTAGGAACTACTGAAAATATCTTACATGGCGACTATGATGGTAAAGTCTACAAACAAGAGTTTGGAACGAGTTTTAATGGTGGAGATATTATATCTATATACTCTACCCCATACCTAGATTTTGGCGAGACAGAACAACGCAAAACGATGCGTAAGATTAATACTTTTATTAGGGCCGAAGGCCCATTAGAAATGCTCTTGAGTATGACTTATGATTGGGGTGATGGTGCTACATCTACACCAGCTACCTACTCCCAATCATCTACAGGCGCACCTACCAGATATGGTGGACGAAACATCGACTATAACGCAACCAACGTACTGTACGGCGGTTCATCAAAGCCAATCATGACCAGCGATATTCAAGGATCGGGTTTTTCGGCACAGGCAACATTTGTAACGATAGGTCAGACAGAACCGTTCTCTATACAGGGCATGGTCTTTGAATTTAGCACGGCAGGGAGAAGATAACAGATGGCAGGTTATACACGACAGTCCACTGGTAGTATTATTAACGGTTCGCCTATTACAGCGCCCCCGCTAAATACTGAATTTAACCAATTGCAATCTGCTTTCAACGCTACTGGTGGGCATACTCACACAGGCGGCACAGGCGATGCACCAAAGATTAACCTAGCTACGTCTGTCGATGGCTTTCTGCCAGCCGCAAATGGTGGTATGGGCGGCAAAAATAAAATGGACGCCACAACAACTCCTGTGGTGACAAATGATAATACTGAGGGCTATGCACCGGGGTCTATGTGGGAAAACACAACTACCGGACGTATATACATCTGTGTAGGGAGTTCTACCGGAGCGGCTGTCTGGCGGGAACTATTACAAGTACAGAACGGTAATGCCGTTCTACCAGAAGCTAACGATACAGTGGACTTAGGCTCTAACTCTGTGCGTTTCCAAGACCTTTTCTTAAGTGCTGGTATTGCCGCCTCAGGTAATGCTACTATTGGCGGTACACTTAATGTAACAGCGGCTACAGCCCTTGGCTCTACGCTGGGCGTAACTGGTGATACTACACTGGTTAATCTAGCAGCCACTGGTACAACAACTATCACATCGATTGACCTTAACTCTGGCGCAATAGACAGCACGGCTATCGGTACTACTACTCCAGCCGCAGGTACTTTCACTACACTGAATGCAAATACAAGCCTTGTAGCTGCCACAGCCGATATCAACGGTGGTACGGTTGATGGGGCCACTATTGGTGCGTCTACCCCAAGCACAGGCGCTTTTACTACTCTAGATGCATCTGGTACTGCAACTCTTGCGACAGTAGACATCAATGCAGGTGCTATTGATGGCACTGTTATTGGTGCTTCTAGCCATACCACGGGTAAGTTCACTACTCTGCAATCTACAGGTCAAGCTACACTAGCTACAGCGGATATTAATGG